CAAGGGATTTGCTTTGCCCCTGAAGAAATAGCCCGTTATTTCAGTTTTGAACGAGAATTATCGGATATTAAAACTTTTGGCTTTCATGGGGATTTTAATTTTGAAAGACTTGGGTTATACTAGTCTTGTCAGGTCTGGAAAACTCGGCAAGTCTAAGGCTCTATTCACATGGGCTGGAATGACGCAATTTAGTTGTACACTTGTCAATCCTTCCAGACCCCAGCCCAGTTGAATGGAGCTTTTTCTTTTGGTGCTGGCGAAACGAACGGGTTACCGAGTGTCGCAAAAAGCCAGCGAAATGGGCTAGATGGGGTTGAGGCCTGTTGGAAAATGAACAGGAGCGAGGGTAGACACCTGCGAAACCCCCAAGTATCGGAACTAGCCGACTTGGACAGCCTTGCAACGGCATACATCACTAGTTTAAAAACCACCTGTGGTGGTTGGTCTTTCTATGGAAAATTAAACAAAAAGCAGGCTTTTAAAGATAAGTTATTAGGGAAAGTACCTATTTAGGTTACTTAACAATTCAGTATTATTTGTGTTTTAAAGGGGGAATTATGAAATACGCTTATTTTTGTGCAGGAATAGTTGTTGGATATTTGGTTTGTCAACAGTCGTATGCTCAAACTTACATTGTTACAAACCCACAAGGGTATCAAACTGGGTCAGTACAAATCTCAGGTAATACAGGACAAGTCGTCAATAACGCTGGGATTACGACTCAAACCTTTACAATCTATCCCAATCAAGTTGTAACCCAAGGTTATGCGATTGGAACTCCGTCTTATACTATTCCACCAAGCCCACCAGTACCCCCAACACCAAGGATATTGCAATGAAAAAGTTAGCCAATGGTAAAGACCCTTTGAAACTAAGTCTGACCGAAATGACGATTACTGAGGTATCAGAAGCCATGGGTATTAGTCGGGTTTGTGTATGCGATACCGAAGCAAGTGCTTTAAAGAAAGCTAAAGACTTTATTGAAGCGAGAATGTCTAAACATGACATTTTGCCCGAATGAAGATTGATATTGAAATTAAAGAAGAATTGCCTAATGGTGGGGCGATTGCCGAAGTCACTTTTGATAAAGATGGTCTTGAAGTCTTAGTCCAGTATGGCATGATTGATATTTTGTCTAAAGCAATTGAGGAAGAAAAAAAATGTTTGAGCAATTCTATGAAAAATACCCCCGTAAGGTGGCTAAAAAAGTGGCTCAGAAGGCTTGGGATAGACTCACCGAGTCAGAAAAGCGAGAAGCTCTACAAGCCCTTGACACCCACATCCAGTATTGGAAAGCCACCAACACCGAAAAAGAGTACATCCCGCACCCCGCGACATGGCTCAATCAAGGCCGATGGGATGATGAAATCGAAATCCCCGAAGTGAAAAAACCTACTTTACCTTGGTATTCTAGCGATGAACTTACCCTTGCCAAAGGCAGAGAATTTGGACTTGTTCCCTATGCAGGAGAAAGTTACAGCCAATTTAGACAGAGAATTTCAGTACAAATCAGCCGTGCGGCAACTGTGTAAATGGCGAGCAGAATGGGGATTAGAAAAGTTCAGAGCGTATATTTACAAACATAGGATTATGAATACTTATTTAAACGATGTTAAAACGCAGTACACACTAGGAAATAGGGGGCAATGGGGATTATGGTTAAATGGTTAGGCACTATTTTGTGCTTGATAGGAATAGGATTAACAAGCGTTAATATCTACCCTTTAAATATCTTTTTAAGTTTGATTGGAAGCGGTTTATGGGCGTTTTCAGGCTACAGGCAAGATGACTATGCTTTATTCCTTGTAGAAGCCGTAGCAGTCTTTTTATACGCTTTTGGGGTGTATTGGTATATTACTGACCGTATTGCTCGATGGGGGATAATGTGAACGACTACAATCCGCATGAAGCAATAGACTTTATCTTTAAAAAAGCCCCTGAATACGCTAAGGCTTGTGGTGAAGTAGCCCAGTTAGAAAACTACCGACACAGTCTTAAAGCGATTAAGATGGCACAAACCGATGAACAAAGTCTAGGGGCGCAAGAACGAGAAGCCTACCGCAGTCAGGAATATCAAGATTTATGCAAAGCAATCGGTATAGCAGTAGAAAACAAAGAAGCGTTAAGGTGGCAATTAGAAGCCGCTAAGATGCGTTTTGAGGCTTGGAGAACTCAACAAGCTAACGATAGAAACATTGACCGATTAACCAAATAGGGGGATTTATGGATTGGGCTATTACTTTTTTAGAGATTAACAAAAAACTTAAAGAGTTACATTCTTTAAAGTTAAAAAACAAACACACAGAGGCTTATTTATTGGCTTCTGACCTGACTGATTTGATGCAAGAGCTGGAAGATTTCATGCAAAAAGATGCTTAAATTAATGCGTAACGCCCACGCCACCCATATCGATTATGGGGCGTTTAAAGGCTTGATTCAAAAAAACCCTAATTTTGTGCCTAGCAACATAGATGGCATAGCAGAGCGTAAAGGGCAGTTTTTGGTGATGGAATGGAAACGCAAGGGCGAAGCCGTCAGTACAGGACAACGCATTTTGTTGCAGTCCTTGGCTTCTTTACATAATTTTTTAGTGGTTATTATTGAAGGTAATACAGACAAAGAACTAGTGGTTGAGAACTTTTACCTAGTTCAAGCCCAAGGCCAATGTATTTTAATTGGTAATGGAGTACAGTCTTTTAAAGAATATTACTTACAATGGTACGAATGGGCATCTAATGTATAATAAACGAAACCCTTAGTAGTTTCAGCTACTTAAGGGCTTCTAACCACCACAATATAAGAGGTATTGCTATGGCTGACAAAATTATAACCCAAGAATATTTGCATGAATTATTTGACTATAAAGATGGTGAATTGTTTTGGAAAAAAAAACCAAATAGATATGCCAATATAAAAATTGGTCAAAAAGCTGGAAGATATAGAGAGGGTTATTTTGACACAAGCATAAATGCTAAAAGATACCAAAACCATAAAATTATTTTTATGATGTTTTATGGGTTTATGCCAAAAATTTTAGACCATATAGATTGCAATCCAAGCAACAACAAAATTGAAAATCTTCGGGAAGCTACGCAGCAACAAAATTGTTTAAATCGTAAATTGTCAAAATCAAATAAATCAGGATATAAAAATATTTATTGGCATGAAAAAACAAAAAAATGGGCTATAGGTTTAAAAACTTCAGAAAAAAGATATTATGGTGAATATAGTTTTATTGAAGAAGCAATTAAAATTGCAAAAAAATTAAGAGAAAAACACCACCAAAATTTTGCAAATCATGCCGACCAAAGATGAAAAACAATACCTTGATAAAGTCGCACGATTGGGATGTATCTTGTGCAGACGGCATGGATTTAACGACACCCCAGCAGAAATACACCACATTAGAAGATTTGGTGGGAAACGAGAAAACGCAGAGGTCATACCGTTATGCCCGCCACATCACCGAGGGGATATTGGTGTTCACGGACTTGGGGCTAAAGGATTTGAGCGTAGATACAATCTTACTCAAGACGAGCTTTTAGAACATACTAAAAGACTACTCAATGAATGAATTAGACTTTTTAACTTGGTACTTTTTAATTATTTGCGTAATTGCAATAATTATTTTTTCAAAGTTCTAAAGCGTCAAGACCTAGTTCATCGGCAACCATCTTACAACGCTGGCGAAACACTTTATCGTGGTGTAGCCATTTTTCCCCGACATGATTCCATCGGCTCATATGAATTCCTTCATGACAAAGTGTCCTAAAAATCGTCATATAGTGACTACAAGTTGCTTTTGAAATGGTAATAATATGTTCCCATTTTTCCCCATCATTATAAATATATGTGCCATGTACTGTTGGGTCATCCGTTACCTCAAACTTAATCTGTTCAGGTAAAGGCATATTCCACTTAGTATATGGGTAACAACAGTAAATCGTTGCGTACATATTTTTTAGTATATTGGGGGTAATTTTCATACCTCAAGTATCTCACCCCTAAACTCAACCTCGTTTTCTCCGCATACTTGAATCATTTCAGGCATTAACATACGCCCTTTTTCCCAAGATAACATCACAAAACCTGACCGCCAATCATGGGGAGCATCTTCTGTGTAATCCGCAAATTGCATCCCTGTAGGCTCGGCTAAAGTACCTGTTTGAACCCCCCAAGCCGTCTTTCCATACGCAGAAATAGGCGAAGTACATAAAACATGGGTATGTCCTGTAATAATGTTGCACCCTAAAGTAGCGTTGACATTGTTGTACCCAGCGTACCTTCCACCTTTTAACCTGTGTTTAATTACAGTATCTTCATTAACCCAAAAACTCCAACACCCTTCCCAATGAAGAAAATGGTCTTTTAAAGAAAATCCCATAACGCCTTCCATATCAGGGGCTTTATTGGCTAACAGGGTTTCAAACCGAGCATCGTGATTTCCAAGAGTCCAAATTAACCGACACCCTGCTGGTTTTATTTTTTCAATTTCGCCCAAATAAAACTGACAGGCTTCCAATTCATGTTGGACTGTAGGCTTTTTATCCCAGCCAATCCGAGGAAAACGACTAATAGAACCGCCATCAAAGGCATCGCCCGCATTAATAATGGCCTGTGGGGAAAAATGCTCAATAAATTTAATAAGAGCCTTAAAAGCTGTAGTGGTATCATCAGGCCAAAAATGAGCATCGCTAAACACAATAACACGACCTTTTTCAAGTGCCATTCCCCTTCTTACATTAATTGGACTTTGCTCAATCCGTTCCCGAACCTTGGCTTCTTTTTCTGCCCTTATTATGGCAGCATCTGCTTTTTGTTTTTTGTTATGTTCAGCCGTTAAATCAATAGTTGTAGGCAATTCTACGCCTAACTTGACCTCAATGGTTCTTCTTCTACTTTGCACCGCCCTAACGCTCATTTTAACGGCTCTAGCCATTAAAGTAGGACTAGGATTTTCTTTCCACGCCTTTATAAATTCATCATCACTTAAATAAAAACCATATTGGTTGTGCATAAATGCCTCTATAATGTAGAAGTAATCAAATACTAACCTAAAAACAATGGCTTACGCAAGACGAACTGACGCTAATCAACAAGAAATTATGGATGCATTAAGAAAAGCGGGTGCGGATGTGTTTGACTTAAGTAAAGTAGGTAAGGGAATACCCGACCTTTTAGTTTGTTTTAATGGTGAAACTTTATTGATGGAAGTCAAGAAAGACTCCAAAGCTAAGTACACTCCAGCTCAATTAAAGTTTATTGCGAACTGGAAAGGTGGCGCAATGTGCCGAGTTGATAATACTGAATCGGCTATAAGAGCATTAGGAATTTGTCAAAAGGTATTGTAAAATTAGACAAAGGAGATTTTATGGAAAACTGCGCCTTATTCGCTGCGACTTTACTACATTCGGCAACGAATACGCACTTTTTTCATTGGTCTACCGATAGTTATTCAAAACATAAGGCTTTATCCAAATTTTATGACGAAGTGGTGGATTTGACTGACCAGTTCGTAGAATCATACATGGGCAAATACGGCAAAATTACCAGTTTTCCTAGCGTTTACCACCAACCCAAAGACCCAGTTAAATACCTACAATCTTTGATGGCGTTTGTAAAAGATGCCCGCCAAGATTTGCCGCAAGATTCTGAACTTCAGAACTTGGTCGATGAAATTGCCGACTTAATCAATACCACGACTTATAAGCTCGTAAACCTCAAATAAGGAATAATCATGCCAATGGACAAATCAGGCTCGGCTCAGAGCGTAGGTAAAAATTATAAAACAGAACGGGCTGCGGGTAAAAGTAAAGCTCAAAGCATTGCTATTGCTTTAAGTGAAGAAAGAACTCATGCTAAAGGTAGCCGTAAAGCCAAATTAGAAGAACAATATTCTAAATATGTAGAGGCAAACGCATAATGTTTAAAAAAGAAAAGATTAAGCCTGAGAACTCTTTGTTGCAACCGCACAAAGAAACCACGCTAGAAAAGAACCAACGGCTAAGAATTGAACGCAGAATTAAAATTGCCGAATACTTTAATAAGACTGTCAAAGATAGGTTCTAAATGCCGACTTTGGCCGATGTCTTACGAAACTACACTCCGCCAACGAGTTCAGTCCTTGCCGACCCCATAAAACAGCATTTCCGCACTTTACCGCAACAATTAGTAGCAAACCAACAAGCCTTAGACAAAACCATGTCAGGCGTAATGAAAACAGATTTATTGGGCAGACCTAACCCCAATTATTACCCTGAAGCTATGACTGAGTTTTCTCAAATGATGCCTAATTTTATGGGTGCAACTGCTTGGCATGGCACACCGCACACCATTAAAGGCAAGTTTGACATAAGCAAAGTAGGAACTGGCGAAGGCGCACAAGTATATGGTCATGGTATGTATTTTGCTGAAAATCCTAAAGTTGCTGGTTCTTATCAAGAAAGTGTAAAAAATCGTGAAGGAATTAAAGCTCTTCAAGACCAAATTCTTGATTTAAGGTCAAAACAAAAATTAGCAACAACAAGAGAAGAAGCAGATAAGTTATTAAACGCACAAGATACGCTTATACAGCAAAGAAATGCTATTGAAAATCATCCTGGAAATTTATATAAAGTGGATATTCCTGATGAATATATCCCAACTATGTTGGAATGGGATAAATCAATGGGTGAACAATCGCCATTTGTGCAAAAAGCAGTTAATTCTCTTAAAAAACAAGTTACCCCACAAATGATGGATGAATTAGGCGGTGATTTAAGTGTTTTGTTTGGTAAAGATGTAACACCTGCTCAATTCCTTAATACATGGGAAATAATTCATCCAGAAAGCAAAATTGGAATAGGCGAAGAATTGCTTAATAAAGCTGGAGTTAAAGGCGTTAAATATTTAGATAACTTTAGTCGTGATTTTCGTATGCTTACACCTGAAGAAAGCACTTCAGGCAAATATGTAGTAGGAAAATGGCCTGGTAACGAAGAACAAAAATATTTTGATAATGCCAAAGAAGCGGAAGATTACTTTAAACAAAATCAAACACGAAATTTTGTAGTATTTGACCCTTCTGAAGTCAAGATTTTAGAACAAAATGGTAAACCATTAACCCGCAAAGAAATATTAGAGCAAGAACTAAAAAAGATAGTAGAATAAACCCTAACTTAATCAATCACTTGAGGAAGTATGGAATCTAAAACAGAAGAAGTTAGAAAAGGTAAGCCTAAAGGGCTTCCTAAAACGGGTGGAAGGCAAGTAGGGTCACCTAATAAGGTCACTATTGAGGTTAAACAAGCTATTGCTGCCTTTACCTCTAACAACTCAGAAAAGCTCGATAAATGGCTAAATGAGGTCGATGACCCCGCCAAGCGATTAGACCTTTATTTTAAAGCCTTAGAATACACAATGCCTAAACTAGCAAGGACTGAAGTATCAGGCGATGCTGATGCCCCTGTTAAACATATCCACGAACACAAGTTCTTAGATTGAAAGAGGTAAAGCATTTATACGAATACCCCTATAAAGCAAGGGAAGTGTTCAAAGACTTTCATAAACGCCAAGAACGCTGGGCTGTATTGGTTTGTCACAGACGCGCAGGGAAAACGGTGGCTACAATCGCAGACGCTATTCGTAGGGCAATATTAGAAAATAAACCTGATGGCAGATACGCTTACATAGCCCCTTATTACGCACAAGCTAAGAATATTGCTTGGGATTACTTGCTAAGGTATGCCCAACCCGCCATAACTAAAGCCAATCAATCTGAATTATGGATAGAATTAGTCAATGGGGCTAGGATTCGCCTATTTGGTGCAGATAATCCTGACGCTTTGCGAGGTCTTTACTTAGATGGGGTTTGTTTAGACGAATACGCAGATATGAAACCAAGACTGTGGGGCGAGATTGTGCGCCCTTTACTGGCTGACCGCAAAGGATGGGCTACCTTTATTGGAACTCCTAAAGGACATAACGCCTTTTATGACATCTACCAAGAGGCTAATAGGTCACCTAATTGGTATGTCAAGACTTTAAGGGCTGATGAAAGCGATTTGCTAGACCCTGACGAGTTAGCAGACGCTAGACGCTCTATGACCCCTGACCAATACGAACAAGAGTTCTTATGCTCGTTTGAAGCGGCTATTCTTGGTGCTTATTACGGACAAGAGATGCGAGTTATTACTGACTCTAACCGAATTACTGAAGTGGAATATGACCCTATGTTCCCAGTACATACGGCATGGGATTTAGGATACTCAGACGATACGGCTATTTGGTGGTATCAAGTCATTCATGGCGAGATTAGAGTCCTTGAATACCATAGTTCTAACGGCCAACCTATACACTATTACACAGGACTAATTGAGTCTAAAAATTATGAATATGGATACCATCACCTACCTCACGATGCACGGGCAAAAACACTAGCAAGTGGTGGCAAGTCAATTATTGAACAAATTTCTACAAAAATTGACATAAAATCGCTTAAAATAGTACCTAATCTATCATTACAAGACGGAATACAAGCAACTCGTCTTGCACTAATGAGAGCGTGGTTTGACCATAAATGCGAGGAAGGCATCGAATGTTTAAGGCAATATCAGCGTGAATACGATGAAGATAAGAAAGTCTTTCGAGATAAACCTCGGCATGATTGGACTTCACATGGAGCTGATGCTTTTCGGATGTTGGCTGTGGCTTGGAAAGAAGAAGAAAAGCCTGCAATTAAAGATGACCGCATTACTGGACTCACTATTGGAGAAAACGAAGTAACCTTAAACGAATTATGGAAACAAACCCCCCAAACAATCACTAGGAGAATTTAATATGCCAGCAGTCGCAGCCGATTATGGATTTTTTTACGAAACAGTCGCAGCATCCCAAACCGCCCAAGTATTAGGCGTAACTGGAGCTGCTGGTGACTATTTACACCGAGTCACTATTACAGTAACCGCTACAGCAACAAGCACGGTTGCTTTATTAGATGGTGCAACTTCTTATAGTTTATTAGCGGCAACTACTCCAGTAGGTATTTATTCTGTTGAAATTAACGCTAAATCCGTTAGTGGCGCATGGAAAATCACAACGGGCGCAGGGGCAACTGTTCTTGCTGTAGGCGCATTTACCTAGGAATAAAACATGAAAGAAACGACATACGAACATTGGTATAAGACCATAGCCGCCTATGATAAAGCGTTTAAAGAATGGGATTACAGGGCAGAACGCATCTTAAAGCGGTATCGAGATGACAGTCGTACTCGTAATAACCCAAATGCTCGGTTTAATATCCTATGGTCGAATGTTCAAACAATTTTGCCTGCTGTATTCGCTCGATTACCAAGACCTGATGTAAGCCGCAGATTTAGAGATAACGACCCTATTGCTCGAGTCGCATCCATGATGTTAGAACGGGCTTTGGAGTTTGAGATTGAACACTATGGTGACTATAAATCGGCAATGAATCAAGCAGTTCTAGACCGCTTGTTAGGGGGTCGAGGTACGGCTTGGGTGCGTTACGAACCGCATATTGTAGGAGAAGAAGAAGGAGAACCTGACGATGGTTACCAAGTTACAGAGGACTCGGATGAGGCAGAAACAGCAGAGGCTACTGAGGTTGAAAGCCAAGAGCGTATTGAATATGAATGTTCTCCTGTGGATTATGTGCATTGGCGGGACTTTGGACATACTGTTGCTCGTACTTGGGAAGAAGTAACTGCGGTATGGCGTAAAGTCTATATGGGCAGGGATGCTCTGGTTGAGCGTTTTGGTGAAGAATTAGGGTACGAGATTCCATTAGATACTAAGCCTGAAACATCTAAGCAGTACAACGAAAAGATGGGCGAAGGTGCATTTGAAGCCTGTATCCATGAGATTTGGGATAAAACAACAGGGAAAGTCTATTGGGTTAGCAAGTCTTTAGGGAAAATCGTTGATGAACGAGATGACCCATTACAACTTGAGAACTTTTGGCCATGCCCTAAGCCTTTGTACGCTACGATTACCACCGACAAGTTAGAGCCAATTCCTGACTTTACCCTTTATCAAGACCAAGCCAAGCAGTTAGACACATTAGCAGACCGCATTGATGGCTTTATTAACGCTTTGAAGGTCAGAGGCGTTTACGATGCTTCCGAGCCTAGCCTTGCAAGATTATTCTCTGAAGGTGAAAACAATACTTTAATTCCTGTTAAGAACTGGGCGGCATTTGCTGAAAAACAGGGTATGCAAGGGGCTATTAACCTTGTAGACATTACCCCAATTGCTAACGCTTTAAATATGTCGTATCAAGCGATGGAGCAAGTTAAGAACCAAATCTATGAAATCATGGGTATTGCTGACATTCAAAGGGGACAGACTGACCCTAATGAAACCCTTGGCGCACAGATTATTAAGTCTAATAACGCTTCAGGCCGTTTAAAAACGATGCAACACGCAGTCGTTGACTTTGCTACTGATTTACTAAGAATTAAGGCTCAGATTATTTGTAACCACTATACCGATGACACGATTCTAAAGATTAGTGGTGCAATGCAACTTAGCCCGCAAGACCAACAACTCATTCCCCAAGCCTTACAGTTACTCAAAGACGAACCCGCTAAGAACTTCCGTATCGAAGTTACTAGCGATTCCATGATTTATCAAGACGAACAACAAGAAAAACAGGACAGAATCGAGTTTTTAGGTGCAGTCAGTAGTTTTATGAATACCGCACTTCCTGTTGCTATGCAAGCCCCTGAACTAACCCCATTATTGATGGAAATGCTTAAGTTTGGCGTAACGGCATTTAAAGCAGGCAAGGGCATGGAAGGATTGATTGATGAAACTGCCGATACTTTTAGAAATCAGGCTAAAGCGATGGAAGGCAAGCCTAAACCACCGACTCCTGAAGTTCAGAAAATGCAGATGCAAATGCAGATTGAGCAAGCCAAGATGCAAGCCACACAGCAATCTGACGCTCAAAAGGCTCAAGCAGAAGCACAGAAGATGCAAATGCAGTCGCAACTTGAACAACAAAAGATGGCTGCTCAGATTGAACTTGAAAAAGCTAAACAAGAGTACCAAGCACAAGAAAATCAATTGAAGTTCCAGTTAGAAGAACAAAGAAACGCCCAAGACCGAGAGATGGAAATGAAGTTAGCGCAAATGAAGATGATGACCGAGCGCAATACTCAACTTCTATTGGCTTATGTCAATAACGGGGCTAAGGTCGAAGTCGCAAGAATTAGCGCCCAACAAGACGATGGTTCAGAAGCCTTTGCTGAATACCAAAATGATGCTGATTTCTTACAAGCCCAAGCCCATCCAATGCAACCCGTAGCCGATGCTATTGCCCAAAGTAACGGACAAATGACTGCTACACTATCGGCTATGCTTGAAAAGTTAAGTCAACCTAAACAAGTAGTCAGGGATGAAAACGGCAAAATTATTGGGGTACATTAATGGCTATAACAGTTAAACACAGTAAAGTTAGCACAATTCCTGATGATGCAGATACTAGTTTAGTACGCCCTAGTGATTGGAACGCTGACCATACTCTTACTGGCACAGTTCCTGTAGCCAATGGTGGAACAGGTGCTTCTACTGCCGCAGATGGTTTAAATAATCTGCTTCCTAGTCAAACAGGAAACAATGGAAAAGTCTTAGCAACGGATGGAACTAACGCTACTTGGACTACTAATGGTTCAGGTGATGTTGTTGGGCCATCAAGTGCTACCGACAATGCCGTAGCTAGGTTTGACACAACAACTGGCAAGCTAATTCAAAACTCAGGTGTCACTATTGATGATAATAGCAATATTACTGCCAATGCTTTAGACGATGGATATTTAAATACTGCCGCATCAGGAACGCTAATAACTTTAACTTCTGCTTCTGTACGCAGATACACCATTACTGGTTCAGGCGGTCAAACCATTAAATTGCCCGATGCAACCACTTTAGTAAATGGAACAGTCTTTCAATTTGATAACAACCAAAGTAGTGGTGCAATTACTGTTAATAACAACTCTAATACTTTAGTTGTTTCTGTACCTAGTGGTGGATTTGTTTTAGTCAATTTATTGTCTAATGCAACTGCGGCTGGCTCATGGGATAGACACGACCAAGCACCAGCTAATGTAAGTTGGTCTACTAATACTTTTGATTACGCTGGTTCAATTACTTCAGCTACTTGGAATGGTAATACTGTTGCAGTAAACAGGGGTGGTACAGGAGTAACAACTTCAACTGGTAGTGGTTCAAATGTATTAAATACTAGCCCTACGCTAACTACTCCTACAATTTCAGGCGGCACAATTGATAACACAGTCATTGGTGGTACTACTCCAGCGGCTGGTACATTTACAACTTTAGGCTCTACTGGTACAGCAACATTAGCTAGTGGTTCTACTACTTATGTAACCATTACTGGTGATGCAAGTTACCCAATGGTAAAAGCTACTGGTGGTACAAATACCCCATTAGTACTATCCCCATTAGGAACAGGCGCATTACAAGCACAAAAGACTGACTCTACAGCAACAGGCGGTAACGCTAGAGGTGCTAATGCGGTTGATTGGCAGACAAACAGAAGTGCGGCTACTTATGTAGCTTCGGGTTCTAATTCTGTCATTGCTGGCGGTGTAACCAATGTGGCATCAGGCGGGCAAAGCGTTGTATCGGGTGGCGGCGGTAATTCATCAACTGGTGCTTATACAACAGTTGCTGGTGGTCAAAATAATACTTCTTTGGGTCAATATTCACCTATTGGTGGCGGGTATCAAAATACTGTTTCAGGTTATTTTAACTTTGTAGGTGGTGGCTCTTTAAATTCAGCAACAGCCAGCGCAGCAGTAACCACTAATACAACTACTATTGCTTTAAGTGCAGCAAGTACTGTTTATTTAAGCTCTACCAATGCCAACATTAAAATTGGTCAGATGATTACTGGTACTGGGGTTACTTTTCCCAATACTTACGCAACATCTACAGTAACTACTGGTACTGCCGCAGTAATGAATACAAGTACCATTTCAGGCACGACTCTTACTGTAGGCTCTCTAGCATCAGGCACAATCATTGCTGGTATGGTTCTTACTGGTACTGGAGTAACTGCTGGTACTTATATTGTTAGTGGTTCAGCTTCTACTTGGACAGTTTCTACATCACAGACTGTATCCTCTACAACGATTACTGGCACAGCTTATACATTCACAATCAGCCAAAACGCAACGACTGCTGCTGGTGTAACTTTATCTTTCTATACTCCGCATGGAGTAGTAGTCGGTGGTGGTAATAACCAAGCAACAGGCTCTTACTCGTTTATTGGTGGCGGTGGCGATGCAGGAACAGCGGCTAACCGAAATGTGGCTAGTGGTGATTGGTCTACTGTAGGTGGTGGTTTTTCAAGCCAAGCAACTGGATTAGGTTCAGTAGTTGTAGGCGGTGGTATTTTTGCTTCAGGAAATACTGCGGCTAATATTGCTGGTGGTATAGGTGCTGTAGTTATTGGTGGCGCTGGAAATCAAGCACTAGCAGATAGGTCATCGGTTATTGGTGGTTATGGCAATCAAATAGGTTCAGCAAGTGGAAATACTGGGGCGGCTATTATTGGCGGTTTTGGAAACGTAGCTTCAGGTACTTATGCAACTTTTTTAAATGGCTATCAATCAACTACTAGAGGCATTAACTTTAATATGTCTTATGCTGGTAGGTCAGGTTTATCTACAAGTGGAAATGCTCAATCATCGTTTTTAGTGCTTGCAAAAGCAACTACAGACGCAACTGCTACAGTTCTTACAAGCGACACATCAGCCGCATCCACAACAAACCAAGTAATCCTACCTAATAACTCGGCATACGCTTTTACTGCCAATGTGATTTCTACTGCTCAATTTAACTTAGCCACTACAGCTACAGCAGGTTCGGCAGGAACAGCAACGATTACCTTTGCAGCGCAAACTGTAGCACCATTTATTGTAGGTCAGACTATCGTAGTCGCTGGTGTAACTCCTGCTGGCTATAACGGCACATATACAGTAACGGCTTGTACAACTACCACAGTTCAGTACGCTAACGCTACAACAGGCGCACAAACAGTCGCAGGGACAGTAGCAGCTACTTCTTTGACTAAAGCATGGAAGTTAGACGGTTGCATTATGAGAACTTCTGCCGCAGCAGGAACACGCTTGGTAGGTTCAGTAACTTCTACAGTTATAGCAACTGATACAGGCACAGCAGCATGGACAGCAGTAGCAGCAGCAGACACGACTAATGGTGGACTAAAGATTACCTTTACTGGTGCAGCAGCAACGACTATCAGAACTGTGGCACAAGTACGAACTACAGAAGTAACTTACTAAGGAGCATTAAAATGGCATTAAAACTATCATTACCCCAAACCCAATTCGGTGTTCCTGCACCACAGGCATACGCTCGAATCACAAACTTTTATGGCACTAAAGACCAAATTCAAGTCCAAGTAGCTATTTACTTTAACGAAGATGCTCGTAATGGCAATATGGCTACTGTTAAAGACAACGCACACTATATTGGTGTTGCCGACCTTCCTAAAGATACGGATATTATTCCCGCCATTTATGAAGTCTTAAAGACTTTTGCTGAGTATCAGGGTGCTGAGGACTGCTAGTGTTTCAAACGGCTTTTCAGTCTAATGCGTTTCAAAACAATGCTTTTCAGATTGCGTCACTCATATCTGATACGCATGACGGGTTCACGCCCGAAGAAATCAAAAGGGCTAAAAGACTAGACAAAAAGATAAGGGAAAGAGAACTTGCTCTTATCAAGGCAAAACGAGCCGATGATGAAGCCCGTAAGCAAAGTTTTAGAGATTTAATTGACCCTAAAAAAGTCGTACAAAAGCAAGAAAATAAATTACAATCAATTCAAGAGGTTAAAGCTGATAAACCGTCAGTCGATACACAAGAATTAGAACGGTCTATACGCTACCTTGAGAATCAAAGAGAAAACTTAGTCAAGGCAGTAGCTCATAGGCAAGAAGCATTACGGTTAAGAACCGAATACCTCATCCTAGAAGCCAAACGCTTGGCCGAACTAGACGATGAGGAAACGATATTACTACTAATGTAAACCCCCACGCCCAATATAAATTGGCGTATGAACACCTACACGCTGGGCGTTACGAACAAGGTTTTAGGCTATTTGAGTATCGGTGGCATCCTGAAATTATGGCTCAACAAGCCACGCCTTATGCCCCTGCTTTAAAAATGCCAGTATGGCGAGGTGAGTCTTTATTAGGGAAAACCATTACTGTTCAGATGGAACAAGGTTTTGGTGACATTTTGATGTTTGCTCGATTCCTACCTGCTTTAAAGGCTTTAGGGGCTAAAAAAGTGGTAGTCCTACAAGAAGGTACATTGCACTACCTTTTAGGGCAAATAGAGGCTGTAGATGTGTTTAGTAACGGTTTAGAGGGGATAGTAAACGAATCTGATTACTGGATTGGGTCTATATCCTTGCCTTACTATATTTCTTTAGCCCATCCCCTTGTAAAAGCGATGTTTCCTATAACGACTAAGAAAATCGTAGCTTCTGAAGGCTATTTACACGCTCAACCTAGTAATATTTCCCCTAAAATTGGGGTCAATTGGGAAGCCTCAAAGCAAGTTTTGTACTACATCAAGTCAATAGATTACCGACATATGCAAGAATTGGTCGGTTCTGACGCTTATAGCCTAAATCCTAAAGACGATGGGCTATTTCACCCTTTACCTGACGATGGATGGAAAAAAGATTGGACAAAAACTGCCGCCCATATGAAAGCCTGTAAAGGAATTGTGACAGTTGATACAGGAACGGCTCATCTTGCTGGTGCTTTAGGGGTTAAAACCATTGTTTTGCTTCCTAAAGAAGAATTTGTCTGTTGGCGATGGAAAAACGGAAGATGGTACGACTCTGTAGTCTGTCTAAGACCCCACGAATATGACCAAATTCCTGAGTTAATAAGGAGATTTTGATGATTTGTCCTAAATGTGGCTATTCCGAAAGCAACCATGTAGAAGCAAAGTCGGATAAAGAAAAATACCTTGAGTTTTGGAACTTTACTTTGGGAACGCCTGAAGCTGAAGCCGCTTGGAAAGAAAAACAAGAAATGACGGCTAGAGAAGCCCCTATGGTCATGTCAGACATTGAAGGCTATGTATCTCAAGTTGATGGCACTTGGGTTAAGTCAAGAAGTCACCACCGAAGCCACCTAAAACAGCATGGAATGATTGAATTGGGCAACGATGTTCCTGTCCAAAACAAGCCATTTCAAATGAGCAGGAAAGACAATGAGCAGCGAAAACGAGCCATTGCCGAAGTAGCATACGAAAAACTAAGGTATAAATAAGGAGAAGTTATGGCAGACCGCAGAGAAGCATTAGAAGCAGCCCTTGACCAAGCAGAGGAAGGCACACTTGAACCGCCTGTCGAAAAAGACATTGAAGTACCTGAAACGGACAGTATTTCCGAGGAGTCCTCTCAAGCGGAAGTTAGCGAGAAGGACAACGAAGAAGTTGCCGAAGTTGCTGCGGAATCTGAGGAATCGGATGAGGAGAAGAATCAAGAGTTAAAGATTTCTAGACCTACTTCTTGGAAAAAAGAATACAAAGATGTATGGGATAAGATGCAAAAAGGCGAACAATTAAACGAAGAAGAATTTAATCGTTTTGCCAATTATGCCAACCAAAGGGAAGATGAATACAAGCGTGGAGTCAGCGTTTATAAGGCAGAAGCCGACAATGCCAAAGCCTTAACGGAAGCGATTGGCCCTTTTGTTTCTGAACTTCAAGCCCAAAATATCCATCCTGCCGCCTTTATTAGTAATTTGGGTAGAGCGCACTTTGCCTTAGTTAAAGCGCCCTATGAACAAAAAGTACAGATGTTTCATAGACTTGCACAAGATTATGGAATACAATTAAATCAAGAAAGTTTTGCGTCTGCTCCACAAGCACCGCAAGACCCTTATACGCAACAATTAATGCAACAACTTCAGATGATGAATCAAGAAGTTAGCACCATTAAAAGTCGCTATGAGATGGAAGAACAAACTCGCTTGAACTCAGAAATCGAGCGGGTAAGAAGTAACAAAGAGCGGTTTCCGCACTTTGACATGGTAAGGGAAGATATGGCTCAACTACTTGAGCTAGGTAAGGCCCAAGACCTTGAAACGGCTTATGCAAAAGCTGTGCGTATGAACGATGAAGCATGGAAACTTGAAGAAGATAGACTCAGAAAGCAAGTCACCCAGCAAGCATCTAAGGCACAACAAGTCGCAAAGGCTAAGGCTACTGCAATTAGCCCGAAATCAGCTACACCTAGCGGTTCGGTCAATGTAGTGGATAAAAAGGACAGACGCTCAATTCTTGCCGAACAATTAGGGCAGGCGATGAGCGAACGGGTTTAACTTTAATTTAAAAGGAAAATATCATGGCATTTGCTAATTCAGCAATTACCGATATTATCGCTACTACCATTCAAAGCCGTAGCGGAATATTGGCAGATAACTTGACGCAAAACAATGCAATTCTTCAGCGTCTAAACAGTAAGGGCAATGTACGACCATTCTCAGGCGGTAATGTAATCC